AAAGTTCCCCAGCGGTAAAGCTAGGGATACTTAAAAGTTGTTTTCCCATATTTAATATCTACTGTTTATAAAATCTTCAGTTATAATTTGATCTGTTGGAGCTAACTCTGGATTAGTATTATAACCTTCGCTAGCGTCTGCGTGTCTTGCCTCTGATAATTTAGATTGATATTTTTCTGCCATTAAATTGGCAACTTGCATATTAGCAGTTATAGCATAAGCAATATCTTGCGCTAAATGTGCAGAGATAGTTTCTCTTAATAAAACATCTAATTCGTTGACATCTGTTATTTGAGCTAAATAAATTAAATAAACAGAACTTTCACTAATTAATAATTTTCTACCTTCTATTTTATAATCAGAATTATAATCTTTAATTCCTAAAATTCTTAAACAATCTGCGGGTAAAGTATATTGATAATCAAAACCCCAAGCTGGAGTATCGCTATCCTGTGCTAATTGAACTCTTTTAATTAAACAGTTCCAAGGATGTGATCTAAATACCGCATCCCTAATTGTTGTATATCTTTCATTACATAATCTAGCATTTTTACTATCATCTGTAAGAGCTGTAATTGAACTTGCGCCTAATTGATTTAATGCTGAATTACAAATTTGAACTACTGATGCCATGTTAATCCTTTTTAATTATATATTTTCTTCTTAATGTTCTTGGTTTTACCAAAGCAAATATTTCAGCTTCAGTTAATTCTTGCTTAGTATCAAAACCATAATGATACTTGCTATCGTTTTTAAATCTGTCTACCAAAACATATCGGTAAATATGATTTCCACTTTTAAAGTGTAAGACAAGTTTTGGTTTATCTATTTTTTTTGTCATGCATCCTAGGCGGGATCCACTCTCGCTTCCCCCGCCTAAAATTCTATTTGCTAGTTACAAACGTAGTTAATGCAGAACGACATATCGCCTTCAGTTCCACCCGCAGCAGCCATAGTAGCCGCTATGTAGTAGTAACCTCCAGGATCGCTAGACGCTCCAGCCATTTCCCACATTGCTTTTCCAGCAGTATTGATGTCAGCAGCTTCGTGTCTTACATCTGCGATTGCAGCAGCATCAGCTACAGCACTTGCAAAGTAATCTTCGTCTACTACTGTTCCATCACTTTGATAAATTCCAACATTGAAAGTACATGAACCTCCAAGTGTATCTGATCCGATCCAAATTTGTGGAACGACAGCATTACTTGGTATAGGTGCAAGCATAACAATATCATTATCATCACTATCACCAGCTGCTACAACTATAGTACCTTGTGCAACACGAAGAACTCCGTGTAAAAGGCTGCTATCTGTAAGAACTGGAGGAGTAGCTTCAAAATTTGCTACTAAATCACTATTTTTAGTTCCCATAATTTATTCTCCTATTGATTATGCTTCATGACAAGGAATTTGTACTACAGCCTTTTCTTCCATACGAACTGCGCCCAAACTCATCGCATAATAAACTTGCGTTGAGTAAGATTTGTCAGCTCTTTCAGAAATTTTTGCAGAAATATCCTTACCGATACCTAACTTGATGGCATCTTCAGTATATGCAAAAACTAATCTGTCAGAAGTGTAAGTTGCATCCTTGTTCAATCTAGTTGACATTATAAACTCAAATCCTAAGTAGGAATTGATACTACCTTCAGCAAGAGCTTTAACTGTATTATAGTCTGAGCTAGTTACTTGTGTAGTTCCTAATAGATCTGATATTTGTTGTGGTCCACATACGACATATCTCTTTCTTGAAGGGTCAACATCGTTGTTATCTAAGATTTTCTTCGCAGACAAAAGTTTAGCAATAGTCAAACCATCTGATTGGTCTGAAGTCGCAGTCTTTTGCGTTGAAGGTAAAGCTGTAGATGAACCACCAGCTACACCAGTATTTGCAGACGCATTGAACGCTGTAATAATTACATCATCCATAGCTCTGTTCATAGCTGCTGCCGCTGCTTTAGCGTATGAGCTAGTTGGGTCTACAAGCATTCTAACTTTGTCGACATCGTCAACTAAGTCAGCCCATTCGTAGTCAGCCAAGCTCAATCTTCTTCTGCTGTGAGGCGTGTCTATTTGAGGTGTATCGCCATGTCTGCTCGTTCTTAATTGAGCAGCTGTTACTCCGACTTGCATTTTGTTATCGTAGTTTTTTTTAATTACTACTTCTATATATCACTATATAGTTCAGACTATATCATCACTATTTAAAGTGTTGGGTTTTCGTGGGTATATTATTGTTTCCTCAATACCTAGTCGTTGAACCTTCCATATACCTTTTAAATTATATGGCTTGGCTGCTGATTGTCTCAATGAGAGTTCCCAGCAATTTACCCAATTTTACTTCGACCATTTTGTTAATCGAAGAATGCGTTTTTACCTCTAACAGTTTCCACATCAACAGAACCTCTTAATTTACTTCCCATTTGTTGAGAAAGCATAGCAACATTTGAGCTATACTGTTCAACAAAAGAAGTAGTTATTTGTGAACTCATAATAAGTTCCTCCTTGGGTTGTTGTTAATGTTAAGCGGCTGATTATCCTTGCGGGTCGAAACCTCGATTTCAGTTCTCCTGGAACCTATACTTTCATAGTGTCAACTAGGGTCTTTCGATTATCCCAATATATTTCGGCTATACTTGATTTTTTTGTTCTCGTAAAGCCAAAACTTCTTTAACAGCTAGTTCATGGTTAGGATGTCTTTTATCCCAATAAGCTGAACCTTGTTGTGTTAATTCTCCAATTTGTTTTTCTATTTGAGCTGGCGTTTGATAAGCTGGTCCAGATGCTTGTGTTATAGTATCTTCTCCCATCTTATCAGCTAAGTTAGCAAATGCTTTTATGAAACTTGGATGATCTCCAATTTTAGTTCCATCAGCTAAATTTGAATTTAAAAAATCAGCGTCTAAAACTTGTTTAGCAACATTAGCAGCTTTATTAATTTGCTGGTCGTATGCTTGACCCCACTCCTTTTTAAGTGATGTTTCGCTTTGCTCTCTAGCTCCCATAGCAGTTGTGTCTGCGTCTTGTTGTTGTTGAGCTGCCATATCATTATAAAACTTAACTATACCACTTGCTTGATTAGGTAATAATCCTAACTTATGCGCTTGGTCTGAAAAATTTTTTAAAGCCTCTTCATTAATTTTAGCATCTTCTCCTAGCTCATATTTATATCCAGTTGCATCCTTTGGTCTACCTAGTTTTTCATAAACTGCATCCCAATCTTTTTCTGTTGCAAATTTATTAGGTACAGGAATTTTATCTGAACCTACTAGCTTTTGTGCATGGACATAACTTTTTGCTAGGCTTTCAATATCTTTAATATTTTCTAAAGATTTATCTGCTTTTATTTCATCGGAAAGACTTGCTTTCCAATCTGTACTTGTTGGAGTTTCTGTTTTAGGATCTCCAGATAACACCGTATTATCAGTTTGAACTTCTGGTGTTACTACCTCTTGATTTTCGCTTGACATATTTATTCTCCTTTTTTGTTAAGCATATTTTTAATGAACAAGACTACTGCTCTTGAACCTTCTAAAAATGCGCTTTCGTGGCTATCTCCTTTAACATGAGTAGTTGCGTGAAAGCTGCATCTTTTTTCCAAATCAGAAAGCACTCGTTCTCCCGCTTCCGATTTAAAAACTGTTTTATAATCAATGTTTAATTGTTTAAGTTCTTTTTGATCCATTACTCAACCGCCTTTAAAGCTGGTGCTATTTTACCAGCACTCTCTGCAACTGCTTGCGCTTGTTGTAATTGTTGCATTTCCATTTCGGCTTGTTGTTTTTGTTGTTGGATTTGTTGAACCTCTGCTTTTGATCTCATAATTTTAGCTGGTAAACCTAAAACATTTTTAATGTGATCGACTAAACCATCTATATCTATGTAATCAAATACTGGTGCAATATTTTGCATTGAGCCAAATATTTCTATTCCTCTCATGACAGATGATAACTCTTGTGTCTTTTGAGCTTTGGCTAATGGAGATACATATTCTATCTCAACATCTTGGTCGCCAATCTCTTCTGGTATTGGAGGTAGTTTATTATTTTTTAATAATAAATTAAAAGCTCTGGTAATTAATGGTTGTAGTAATTCACTTTGTAATCTTCCTAATACTGGACCAAGTAATCTCATCTTTTCTTCAGTTCTTTGCATAACTTCTGTTGCTGTCATGTTTTGACCCTGTATCATCATTAGCTGGTCGACAAAGAAATTTTCTCTTATTGCTTTTCTTCTTTGCTCTTCCATTTGAATACCAACAGGAGCATTAGAACCAACTTGTAATGGTTCAATTCTATCTCTGGTTCCAGATCTATAAAAATTTAATCCACCAGGTACAGTTCTAATTGGTAAAATAAAACCATCATCGGGAACCATTAAAGGTGGGTCAATTTGTTTTTGTGCAGCTTTGATAGATGTTTTAGACATTGTATTTAACATCTTAGTATCTGGTAAAGCATTCATTGCTGGAGATCTGCCAAAAATTTCATTAGATGAAGATTTTAAATATCTTGGAACTACATAAGGAAATTCTCTAAATCCACTTTCTCTTAAAATAGCTCCTGTCTCTTGATGAATATGGCATGAGATATAATCCATGTTATCTTTGTTTTGATAACCCATTGGAGTATCAGATTTATGTACTGAGTGAAGTATAACGCTATCTTCAAAAGGTTTATTTTTAATAGCATCTTGTAATCCTCTTGGTATTTCTGCATCTGGATACATTAAAGGAATATTTTTATTTTTAAGATGAAATCTTCTAAGTAAACTATCAACAAAACCTTTTTCATTTTCAGTAATAAATATTTCTGAAATATGAATTGTTTTAAATCTTAGATCATCTTTAACATCATCTGTAATAAACATAGCAGATGTTCCAAAGGCTAATAGTTCATGGTAAAGTTCAAAAATTTCTTGTTGAAAATTTGAACGAGCAAATACTTGCTGCATAATTTTAGCGCAGCTCTCTAACCATTCAACTGCTGTATCATCTTGGTTAGTTGCCTCATTTCTAAATTTTAAAACGAACCACGGAGAAATCGTATTGGTTAGCATACCATTTAAGCTAGCGGATAATAATTCTAATGCGTGAGTAGCCGTACCATCATATATCTGGTCGTGTCGTTTATCGCCTTTAGTTCTTTTAATAGTTATATTAGATTTTCTTGGTAAAAAATAATCTGCAATCTCTTGCCAATGTTCTTCCCAAGTAACTCTTTGATTTTTTAAAGTATTATATTTGTCAATTATTTGTTGTGCTTTTTTTTCTACTGCCATTTTTATCCTAATGTTTTCTTTTTAATGTTTAATTTATTATTACCTAATCCTGTTGCAGAAGTTAAAATATTTTGTGTTCTACCTTTTTTATTTGTTGCAAGTAAATTTTCATCAGCAGACATTGTGGTAGCTGTTGCTTGATCTACTTCTGCTTTTGTTGGAGTTGCCGCAGATGTACCTACTCCTTCAACATAAGTAGTTTTTGGTGCAGAAGTTGTTAAAATAGCTTGGTTGTTATCTCTATCGTTACCACCAACATTACCTGGTTCTTTTAAATAACCTTGACCCTCTAATTGAGTTTTAAATCCAGATGATAAAACAAAATCTCTATTTGTTAAATCTGTATTAGTAAATTTTCCAGATTTTTTTGCAAATGCAACTCTTCTATTATAATTATGATCTTGAATAAATTTTGAATTACTGGCTGCTTTAGCAGCTTTACCTATTAAAGTTGCATCAAAAATTTTTGCAATAGGAGATCTTCTACTTTCTCTATTTTTTTTATTTTGTTCAGCAATCTGTTTGTTTACTGTAGATGTTTTTCTTGATGAATATGTTGTACCACCAGTTGCTACTGCCTCTGCTCCAGATACTTGATCGTCAGATCCACCGCTTGATGCTCCTCCCATTTATCCTCCTAATGTTTTCTTTTTAACTAATAAGCTATCGTCATCTTCTAAACCGTCAGCTCCAGTTAATATTGTTTGTTTTCTGCCTTTTCTATTTCTTCTAATAGCGGCTCTTTTTTCTTCAATCTCTTTTCTTCTCAACTCATCATCGTAGCTTGGCGGTTCTGGCGCTGGTGCTGGCGGTGGTGGTGGTGCGGGCATTTTTGGCGCTCTAAATATTCCCATAATTATTCTCCGTGTATTCTATATTCGTTTACTGCTAAACTTTGTGCTGTTGCTTTTTGTCTAGGTAAATCAGTAATCGACAGAGCCATATATC